ATTGAAATCAGACACTAATGTACGTTTGTGTCTGCAACGCAATCACTGAGAAAATGCTAGCCGAAAACCATTTTCTACTAGAAAAAGTAGGATCTCAGTGTGGTAAGTGCCTCGAAGGTGGCAGAGTTAATGATAATGGCCAGATGACATATCTTGTGACTGATGAACGTTGCAACGACAAATGATTTCCTTGTGAGTCAACATGGGTGGTTCGGCACGAAAATTGCTAAAACTGCTAAGGACCGAACCACCCAAGTTGTTATCCTATCAGAAAAAGTTCTTGACAAGTAGACTAAATAATGGTATAATGGTCACCAGTGAGGCAATAATGAAAGTAAAAGATACATCGCTAGACTATGAGACAATGTTGGATTATACCGCTGAAGAAAACATCATCAGTAACCTTGATGAGTTTCTCGGTGAGGAATCCGACAAGGATCTCAAAGTAGCACCAGCAAAAGTTAACAAAGAGTTTCCTGAGTCATGGCAGACTATCACAATGAATTTCCCTACTGAGGAAGATTATGTCGAGTTCATGCTCAAGGCTGATGAGAAACCTATGCCTAAACTAAATAAATTTGTCTATAAGGCAGGCCGAACTGATACTGGCCTATTGGGATTTCTGGAGGATTAATGTTTCAACCCGTACACACTCATGAAGAGCTCCAACAAGAGTGGAGAAACCAATTTATACAATGGTATGCAGCCGGCGCTCCTGCTTTTACCCAACCCAAACAAGACCCATTCAAGCAATTGCGAGTTCATTTCAAAACACGTGAAGATCGTGAGCATTTTGGTGAGCGATTTGATTACAAGCTGACAGACAAGACTCACATTCTGCAATATCCTAATAAGGATCGTGAAGTGAATCTGTTTAATAAGTGGGTCGATGAAGAAACCCATACGCGATACCCAATTTACATTTTGTCGAAGGGTCGGTGGGAGAGCAGATATACAGCAAAGGCTCTTGAACGCATGGGCATCCAATATTATATCTGTGTTGAGCCTCAAGAATTCGACAACTATCAGGCCGTGACAAACCCAGAGTTTGGTACCGTTCTTGAATTGCCATTCAGCAATCATGGGAAGGGCTCTGGGCCTGCACGTAATTGGATGTGGGAACACTCCCTCGCCCTGGGCTTTGACAAGCATTGGATGATGGACGACAACATTGTTGATTTCGGTCGCCTTCATAACAATAAAAGATATGTTATCGAAAAGGGCTCGGGTATGTTTAGAGCCGTGGAAGATTTCACTGATCGATTTGAGAATGTTGCTCTTGCAGGCCCTCATTATAAATTCTTCGTGATTAATCAGTGTGCCTATCAGCCGTTCATACTAAATACTAGATTGATGTCATGTATCCTTATCGACAATAGTTTCCCCGGTCGATGGCGTGGCAAGTTTAATGAAGATGTGGATATCTCAATCCGTGCTCTTAAAGAAGGCTGGACAACAATGTTGTTCTATGCTTTCTATCAAGGCAAAATGAGAACCGGAACTGTGAAAGGCGGTAATACCACTGAGGTCTACAAAGATTATAAGAAGGATGAAAGTGGAGAAGACCCTGCCTACAATAAGTCAAAAATGCTAAAAGAAATGCATCCAGACTGTGTGACGTTGGTAGAACGATATGGTCGTGTTCACCATCATGTTGATCTGAATGCAATTGTCAATAAACATACTGGCCAACCAGCTCGACAGAATGCTTTGATTTTGAAAAAGAATGTTCCTATCCACAATAAAACAAATAATTATGGGATGAGTCTCATGCGTAACTATGGTACTGATGATCAATATCCAGATCCATTGTTCGAGGCCGACGTATTTCCAACAGGGAGAACTTCGATACATGCATAATGTAATTTTGGTCACAGGTGGTGCTGGATTTGTTGGCAGTAACCTGGTTAAAAGACTTGCAGAAAATCCAGAAAATACAATTATATCAGTGGATAACTATTTCACTGGTTCTTGGGATAGTCATGTCGATTTGCCTAACGTCACGTACTTTCAGAAATCTACAGCTGAATTGCAAGAATGGACTTTCAAAATAAGACCTACTCTGGTATATCATCTGGGTGAATATTCTAGAGTGGAACAGAGCTTCGATGATGTCGATCTTGTCCATGAGTTCAATACAAATGGAACCTACAATATTCTAAAACTTGCTTTGAAATGGGAAGCAAAGGTAGTGTATGCTGGTTCTAGTACAAAGTTTGCAGATCAGACTCCAGGTTATGTAATGAGTCCATATGCATTCTCAAAGGCCCAGAATACAGAACTCGTAAAGAAATTTGGTGAATGGTATGGTCTGGACTATGCTATTTCTTATTTTTACAATGTGTATGGCCCGGGTGAAATCTCACAGGGCAAATATGCTACTTTGATTGCAAAATTTGCTGAGAAGAAAGCCAAGGGCGAGACGTTGACAATCACGTCACCTGGTACACAAGAAAGAAACTTTACCCACGTTGATGATATTGTCGATGGATTGATGCTTATCGGAGAGCAGGGACATGGCGATGAGTACGGGATAGGACATCCAGATGCTTATTCTATTATCGATGTGGCGATACTTTTCGATGCTGATTTCGAAATGGGACCAGGAGCAAGAGGTAACCGTATGTCTGCACCCGTTATTACGGATAAGATAAGGGAACTTGGGTGGGAACCAAGACACGATTTGGTAGAATATATCACGAAACGAGAATTCGCCACCACTTAAAAACAGAAGCTATATAAATAGTTTCATTGACGCGGTATTATATTATGACTAAAAAACACGTAATTATTGATTTCGAAACGATGGGCACTGACATGAACTCATGTGCTGTCGTTGATATGTCTGCTCTGGTTTTCGACTGGGACAGATTCCAATCCAATACCCCCTATTCATTCGCCGATGTTGGTGAATGTAAAAAATTCAAACTCAATGTAAAGCATCAGGTAGAAGATCATAACTTCGGCATTGAAGAAAGCACATTAGAGTGGTGGATGACCCTACCCAAAGAAGTCAGAAGAAACATCAAGCCATCTCCGGCTGATTTGACCGTTAGAGAATTCTGTGATGAGTTCCTAGAATATATCCGACCTCATGGTAAGATCTCTTGCTGGTGGTCTCGTTCTAATTCTTTTGATCCTCTTATCCTATGGCGACTCTTCGAAGCTGCCGGCAAATTGAATACGGTTCACGAATACCTTCCTCATTATAAACTGAGGGACACCAGAACCTGGATCGATGCAAAACTCAATTTCCCTAGAAAAAATGGCTTTGAGGTTCCCGATAGTAATTGGGAAAGTAATTTTAAAGCTCACGATAGTGCCTATGACATCATGGCTGACGTGATGCGGTTACAATTCATTGACCGTGTTGAGTTTTTGGACTAAATAAAAATATACAATATTATGGGAGGTACTATGACCGCATTAACAAGAGAGCAAGCAAACATCATGACTAACGCATTAAGAATCGGGGTCATCGGGTACGGTTTCGTTGGGAGTTCCGTGTCTTTTGGCTTCGAGAACGACTACACAAAACAACTGATCATCGATCCTAGACTCGACCAGTTCGACTATGATGATTTGATCATGTTCAATCCACAACTCACATTTGTCTGCGTTCCAACACCACCCGACGCTGATGGTAATCAAGATAATTCGATAATCGAATCTGTATTTGCTGAATTAGCTCGACTCCGATATAAAGGTATTGTCGTGTTAAAGAGTACGGTACAGCCTGGTAATATCAAGGCGATGTTGGCTAAATTCCAAGGCCTTAAGATTGTCTATAACCCAGAGTTCTTGACAGAGGCTAACGCCAGAAATGATTTCGTAAATCCGCCCTTCCAAATTCTTGGTGGAAAGTTCGAAGATTGCACAGTCGTAGAACGCGCATACAATAATTACAGTAACGTTCGATTATGTGCAACGTATAAGGTAGATGCAGTCACAGCCAGTATGTTGAAATATACTATTAATTCCTTTCTTGCTATGAAAGTAACATTCTTCAATGAGATTAATAATGTATTTGAGAATTCTGGCACGACCGATTCTTGGAATACCTTTACCGATATTCTGGCACAAGAGCCTCGTATGGGATCCAGCCATATGAAAGTGCCAGGCCCAGACGGACAACGAGGCTTCGGAGGTAACTGCTTTCCAAAGGACACTTCTGCCTTTGTGAACTATTCTAAAGAATTGGGTGACGATTATGTCCTTAATTTACTAGAAAGTGCAGTTAATATTAACAAAACGATGAGAGGGGTTGACAAGTGACCCAAAGTCTGTTATAATTATGGAGTTATAAAGATGGATATGCGAGAAGAAATTATAGAATCTGCAACCGATTACTTTCGAGGCCAGATTGAGAAACACAGAATGAATGTAGAATTGTTTTTGAGAAATCCAGTTGGTGTTGCAGAACACTCTGATTTGGTCGAGACGATTGAAAAGGAATTGGCCTCTATGGCAGAATGGCATGATAAAATTGCAATGCTCAACAAATACTTCTAAGGAATAATATGATAGATCCAACAAAGACATCAATCACCGGAGAAGATTTGCAAAAGACAAGAATCTTTCTTGGTACTCCAATGTACGGTGGGAACTGTCATGGTCTCTACACAAAATCCGTAGCAGATCTTTCTACGATCTGTGGTGCTAATAATATCTATCTACGGCAGTATTTCTTATTCAACGAAAGTTTAGTACAAAGAGCAAGGAATTATATCGTAGATGAATTCTTGCGATCTGACTGTACTCATTTATTGTTCATAGATTCGGACATTGGCTTTGACCCAAGAGATGTCTTGGCCATGATCGGTATTCAAACCAAGAACGAAAAAGATGTAAACGTCATCTGCGCTCCTTATCCCAAAAAGACTATCGCTTGGGAAAAAATTAATATTGCAGCAAAGATGGGCATGGGTGATGTGAATCCTTGGGAACTAGAAGAATATTCTGCCGATTATGTTTTCAACATTGTTGATACACCAGATCCTAAAATGGGTCAACCAGTTCAGGTTGGTGAATCGGGTACTGGGTTTATGTTGATACCTAGAGACACGTTTGAAAGATGGGCCGAGGCATATCCAGAACAACGATATCGACCTGACCACGCTCGAACAGAAAATTTTGATGGGACTAATGAAATCACTGCATTCTTTGATTGTATGATCGATCCAGAAAGCAGACGATACCTATCTGAAGATTATTACTTCTGTCGAAAGACTCGAGACATCGGCATGAAAATTTGGATGTGTCCTTGGATGAAATTAACTCACGTTGGTAGTCACCTGTATAAGGCAGATCTTGGCAAGATGTCTAAGCTAAGACTTACTGCTACTGCTGATTCTTCTTCATCCAAAAAGAATTATCGTAAACCCTCAAAGTTTAAACAAAACCGTAAATAAATTGGAGCTTTTATATAATGAAATTCAGTGAAAATACTCTCTCGGTGTTAAAGTCTTTTTCGACCATCAACAAGTCTATCTTGCTGCAACCTGGTCAAGAATTAAGAACTATTACCCCTGAGAAGACCTTGATCGCCAAGGCTAATATTGATGATGAAATCCCGTCAGAGGCTTGTATTTACGACTTATCTCGATTCATTTCGATTTTGAGTCTATATAATGAACCCGATGTAAAATTTCATGATAAATATTTTACTATCTCAGAGGGAAAGCGTAAGACAAAATATGTCTTCGCAGATATCTCAATGATTCACGTACCACCGTCAAAGGAAATCACAATTCCTTCTGAAGATGTTAAAGTGAATGTTGGATGGGATGATCTTCAGTCTGTTGTAAAGGCAGCCGGGGTCCTCCAATTCAGTGAGGTTGCTTTCGTTGGTACCGACGGAAAGTGTTACCTCAAAGCAATCGACAGTTCCAATAAAGGTGCCGATGATTACGGCATTGAAATTGGTGAAACTGCCGATGAGTTCGAGATCGTCATTAAAACTGATAATCTAAAACTCCTGCCCCAAGATTATGAAGTTGTTTTGTGCTCCAAGGGAATTTCACAATTTAAGGGTAAAACGGCCACATATTTTGTGGCTATTGATTCTAAGTCGACTTATAACAAAGGAATATAAATTATGAGTGAACAACAACAGCAAGAACAAGAGCAAGTATCAATCACTTTGAATGATATTGCCACTGCTCTACAAGTAATCGATGTGGTTTCACGTCGTGGTGCCTTTCAGGGTAATGAACTTCGAGGCGTAGGTATGCTCCGAGATAAGTTTGAAACATATCTCCAGCAGAATTCTCCTCAGCAGGATCAACAAGCACAACAGGCTGCAAATGAGGAAGTACAGATCTCTGAGCAACCTCAGGGTGAACTTGCAAATTTGGTAGTCAACTAAGATTACCTATTGGTGGGGGCCTCGTGCCCCCATGTTTTTCTTGACATTGACCGTCAAGTGTGTTATTATGTTTTTTATATTATGATTAAGGTGATTATGCTATGGATTTTAAATCCAATGAAGTGCTGTACGTGGAAAAATATCGTCCACAAAAAATTGATGACACCATCCTACCTGAAAAGACAAAAGCCTCATTCAAGAAGTTCGTTGAAGATGGCACAATACCCAATCTACTTTTAACTGGTACACCTGGCGTTGGTAAGACTACTATCGCAAAGGCAATGCTCGATGAACTAGGTTGTGACTATATTGTAAAAAATGGTTCTTTAAATGTGAATATCGATTCTATTCGGTATGACATCTCTACGTTTGCTTCTGCCGTGTCTCTCACTGGTGGCCGTAAATATGTAATATTCGATGAGGCAGATTATCTGAATGCCACATCTGTTCAACCTGCTCTTCGAAACTTCATAGAAGAATATTCGTCCAATTGTGGCTTTATCTTCACCTGTAATTTCAAGAATAGAATTATTGAACCCCTCCGGTCGCGACTCTCTGAGGTAGACTTCTCTATCAATCCAGAAGAAAGGCCTCAATTGGCTATGTGCTTCTTCAAGCGTGTTACCACTATTCTTGATATGGAAGGTGTGAAATACGAAAAGAAAGTTGTGGCCAAAGTCATCGAAAAATATTTCCCCGACTTCCGACGTGTGCTCACCGAACTCCAATCCTATGCTGGATCTGGCGCCATCGATGAAGGCATCTTTGTCAATCTGAAACAAGAATCGGTAGATGAACTTTTCAATCTGCTTAAACAGAAAAACTTTACCGAGATGCGAAAATGGGTGGCTAGAAACTCAGATCAAGACATGAATGAATTGTTTCGTAGAATCTATGATACTGCCAATGAGAAGATAGATTTCAAATCCATGCCTGGGTTGGTGGTTACACTTGCAGATTATATGTACAAGGCTAATTTCGTTGCTGATCAAGAGATTAACATGGTTGCTTTCTTGACAGAGATTATGATCGAATCGGAGTTTAAATAGGGAATTAATAATGTTTATCTCAAGGAAATGTTTTAATTGTGGAAAAAGTATTAAGGTGAAATCTGATCTTTACGAGATTACCATGAACACGATGGAAGGCAAACATAAGGTCAAGGTTTGTGGCAATTGTGCCGATGTGTTCGATAAGATCTTAAAAGATATAGAGGAGGTTCATGGTGAAAGACCTAAGTCCGTTTGATTTCATCTCAGCTGTTTCTGATAGCAAGAAAGATCTTATAAGAGAATCTGATAATCCTGCTATGACGGAGAAAGAGTATCTGCCCTTTATCGTGAATCGAGGGCTCTCTTTCTTTGACGACTCTATCCTACATGTAAATGAAATGAATCAGAGACACCATTTATTTGCTGCGGCGCAGTTTGATTATTATCGTGCTGTTCTCAGAAAAAGGAAAAGATTCTCTAAATGGCACAAACCAGAACAGGACGTAGATCTTGATGCTATCCAGCAAGTCTATCAGTGTTCGAGGTCTATTGCAAAGCTTTACCTTAAAGCCCTGTCTAAAACCGATATGTTAACGGTGCACTCTAGACTAGAGAAGGGTGGAAATTGATAACTCCTAAATACAATCAATGACTTTTTAATTTCCACGATAATATAATAATAAGGTGATTTTGCAGTATGGAGTCTGTAGAGAATTTATTTAAAGGTGTCGGCATTGAAATCGAATTGCCGAATCAAGACAACTTCTTAAAAGTAAGAGAGACACTCACAAGGATAGGCATTTCTTCACGCAAGGAAAAGAAACTGTATCAGTCCTGTCATATTCTGCATAAGAAAGGCAGATATTCAATTTTACATTTTAAAGAATTATTCATCCTCGACGGAAAGCACAATACGTTGACCGAAGAAGATGTGGCCCGCCGGAACACAATCGTTAATCTTTTAGAAGAATGGGAACTGATCAAGGTATTAGAAAAAGAAAAAGCCTCTGACCCTATTGCTCCTTTAAACCAGATTAAGATTATATCATTTAAAGACAAAAATGATTGGGATTTGACAGTAAAGTATAATATTGGTAAAAAATAATTGTTGACAAGCCATTCGGCTTATGTTATAATATGAGGTTATGAATATGAAAGTCTTTAAACACACAGAGTTAGCTGAACTCCCAGAATTTGCAACCGAAGGGTCTGCATGCTTTGATCTCAAGGCATGTTTTGCTCCTATGGAATTTCTGAAGAGTTATAATGCTTGGAATAAAGAAGCACCGATTGTAGCAAAAGAAAGGGTCGATGGTGTCCATGCCATCAAGATTCCACCAGAACAACGAGTATTGATCCCCACTGGATTGATATTCGACATTCCGAAGGATCATGTCCTTAAAATGTATGTTCGTTCATCTGTCGCTCTAAAGAAAGGGTTGACACTAGCGAATAGCACTGGTATCATTGATAGCGACTATGTCGATCCGCTATTCGTCGTTCTTCATAATGTATCTGATACATTGGTGTTATTAAAGAACGGGGAGAGAATCGCTCAAGGAATGCTACAGAAGACTCTGAAGTATTCTATATCAGAAACAAAGACAAAACCCGAACAAAAAACTGATCGTGACGGTGGTCTAGGCAGTACAAACTGATATAAATAAATTCCGTGGGATGCCGAAAGGGTCCCATTGAACCGTAGGGTTTTACCTACACAAAACTAAATGTCTTGCTTAAAAGGAGATAGCACAATGACACGATTTAACCTTAATACGTTAACCCCCTATTCCGTTGGTTTCGATCGCATGTTCGATCGGTTGTTGGAGCAGTCGCACCAGCATCCAAATAACCAAGGATTCCCCCCATACAATATCCGCAGGGATGACGAGAAGTTCTACATCGACATTGCTCTCGCCGGACTCAACCAAGAAGATATTGACATCGAGCACAAAGAAAATACCTTGACTGTCAAATCCGCGTGGGATGAATCTAGCGATGATAATGTTACTGGCGAATATCTTCATCGCGGTATTTCAAGAAAGAAATTTACTCGTTCATTCACTCTAGCTGATGATATTGAAGTGCAAGGAGCCGAGTATGTCAATGGTCTTTTAACTATTCAATTGGAACGAATTATTCCAGAAGAGAAAAGACCCAAGAAAATAGCCATCGGTTCCACAAGAGAACTTTTGGTCGATTGATAGGAGAACTATATAATGGAACTACAAGGACGACTACTACCTCAGGTAGTCTTTAAAACACGAGTTCGCGATGAATCAATCGGCGGTGACAATCCCTATCGTTGGGAAGACAAAACCACTGATGATTTATTCGAGAATAAGCGCGTGGTTGTTTTCAGCTTGCCTGGGGCATTCACACCTACGTGTTCAACATACCAAGTACCTGGCTTTGAAGAAGCTTATGAATGCATTAAGTCTCTTCATGTGGATGATGTTTATTGTGTATCAGTCAATGATGCATTTGTGATGAATGCTTGGGCTAAGGCTCAAGGGGTGGAAAACATCAAGATGATTCCCGATGGTTCTGGTAAGTTTACGAAAGCACTTGGCATGTTGGTAGATAAAGATAATCTTGGCTTTGGTCACCGATCTTGGCGATATGCTATGGTAGTTACCGATAGTGTTATCGAACAAGGGTTCGAAGAACCTGGCAAGATAGATCTTTGTGAAGATGATCCTTATAGTGTAACATCACCTGAATCTGTAATCGCTTATCTAGAAGAAGTAGCCGATCGCTTTGCGGTTAGGTCTGAGGTTAAAGATGCAGAGGTTGCGTGATTTCTTTTCTCAACTCTGGGTAGATTTCAAAGAAGGTCTGAAATGGATGAATTTCATCGAAATGTACGACCATAATCTTGGTGAATCTTTCAGAAAAAGAGAAGAACTAAAACGAAAGGAGTCCGAATAGGGCTCCTTTTTTTTAACTTACAGCTCCAAATACATCTTGTCCACCACTACCACCACCTAAACTCATAGATGTCATAGAGGCGACGCTTGATCCACCTTGTACATTTTGATTCAGTACATTATTTACTGGTGCACCAGACACATAATTAATTGATATTGGAGCCATTATTGGAGCCATCGCGATGGGAGAAGGACCGGCAATGGGTTTTGATATGTCATTTCGGTCCAAATATGCTTTAAGCTCAGGTGACATTTCCTCTTCGGTTTCAACGATTTTGCCCGGGGCCATTTCAGGACCACTTTGATCAAACGGGATCGCTTCAACTTTCGGGATTAGCGCCGTCGGATCATATCCTGTTGTTTGCAATGCAGAATCCAATGTCATTAATTGATCTTGGTATCTCTGTATTTCTTCGTCGGCTCGTTCGAGGTCTCTTAATATAGAGTCTTGATTGCGCGCTCTGTATGTTCTTTCCCCCGTATACCTGTTGATACTGACGAGATCTGTAGTCTTAACGTTGGCCTTCTTTTTCTTTGCTTCTTCTAATTTTGCTCTTATATCTTCTTGAGCTTCAAAAGCTTGTTGTAAGAGCAACTCTTCATTCATGTCTTCGTTGCCGGCAGCCCATGCATCAAACTTCTCTTGACCCATCGCTTCGACCATCTCTTTTCGAGCTCTTAGTTTCTGGATTGCCTGTTTGCCTTCCTTTGACGTTTTCCCCATATCCAAGAGATTTTCTTTTACATAATCCACAAGTCCTAGACCAAGACCGTAAGCACCACCTAAAATAGCACCGGCCAACATGCCTTTGGGGCCAAACATAGCTCCAATTGTTGCACCACTTGCTACTGATATACCTACTGTAGTAGCTGCATTTTTGATATCTATTTTTGTTACATCAGAATTTTTTGCCTCCCCGACAATAAAATCAGCAATATCTTGTGCGTATATCAGACCGGCGGCACCAAGAGCACCCATCATTGCCTTTCCCATGCCCTTACCACCAGCACCAGACATTGCTCCGGGTGATCCCATCACTAATTGGCCAATTGCTTTTGCTGCAATTGAGGTTCCGATTGATGTGAGGAGTTTTGCACCGACTGCTGCTCCAGTGAGACCTGCAAGAATCTTGAGTGGATCGTCGAAGAAGGTAATCATATTCGCCAAACCATCCTTCGCGCTGCCCATAAACTCAACGATGGTGGTACCCAAACCTGTCCAATCAAAATCTTGCACAGATTTGACAAATGTATCAAACCCACCATCGGTCATCTTATTAATGAATCCCTTTGCTAGATTATATGCAATGAAGCCACCTCCAGCAAGTAAGCCCAGAGTCTTTAAGAAACCTCCACTTGCAAGTTTACCTAATATATCACCTAGTCCTCCACCGTCGCGTTTTTTCGCATCATTTAAATCTGCCTTGGCATTGAATAGCTCTGCTTTTTCTCGTAGCAGCCTGATTTCTCTTGCGGTATCAGATTCCTTACCTTCGCTCAATTCGTCGAAGTCGGACTTCTTCTGTGCGATTTCAGCTTGATCTTCTGCAGTTGCCTGCATGCCAGCCAAGATTCCACTTTGATTTTGAATGCTACCAGAAATTGCATTAAAAGCATCACTAAATTTAGATAATTCTATATTAACTGATCGAATAGAATTCTTGCCCTTATTCCTAAGAAGCTCCCCATCCTTCTTTAAACGATCAACAATTTCCTGCGTCTGTGTTGAGGCCCTAGAGTCGTCGGATGCCTCAGACCGTTGTTCCTTTAAACTAGGACCGCGTCCTCGACCTGGTAATGTATTTTCTGCCATTTATTTTTTCTGCTTTTCTTTCTGTTCTTCTAACCAGCTTACTAGCATTGCAAAGTAGAGATCTCTCTCGTATGGTATCAAACTTTCTACCTCAGTTATAGAGTATTTATGATGTTGCGCCAAGGCAAATATAGTTTGATAATAATTTGCCAGATTAGTGTGACACAACATTAGATAAAAAAAGTGCGCATACCCTCAATGACAAATGTTTTCTCTGAACCCGCACTGTTCGTATAATTAAATTCGTGTCGTAGTTTGGGCATGGTCTCAAAAAAGGTTTGAATTCCTTTGAGAACATTTCCTGTCATATTATTCATAAAATCATCGATTTCTTCTTCGCTGTACTCTCCAAAATCGTGACTCTCATCTTCTGAAACAAGCTTATCGAGACAAGAAACCATAATGAAATAATTTACCAAAGGATCTGTAGGTTCATATGATACAATCTTAATGAACTCATCGATTTTTGGATATTTAAGTATTATGAAATATTCGTCGTTGACCTTGATTCGATTTGTGTGATTAGCGTCTTCTACTAATTTCATTTCATCTAGATTTAATTCAACCTCTACAGATTCACTTGTATCTGGATCAGTTATTCTAAATTCTAGCTTGTTGTCAATCGATTTGGATCTCATTGTCAATAAGACAAACTCCAAATCAAACATAGCCAATTCATTGATGTCTTTGTCTATGAGACAATTATTCACCACTTGTTTGGCTGCTAGTATTTCTTGTTCTGGATCTTGCGATTCCTGAGCAACCAATAAGATTTTTTCTTCTTTTACTGTGAAAGGTCTGTATTTGATTTTTTCGCCTGATGATGGTAGAACCATCTCCATCATCGGTAGGTCAATTTTTGGTAAAGCCATGATGTACTCCTATATGTTAGCCGCCTCCGAAGACGTCGCTAATATTATCAAAAGAATTTCGGACTCTTGTCAATCTATTGACAGCATCCTGAATTGATGTTATACCGCTACCCTGATTTACTGTTTGCCTCACGACATCAGCAAATCCTGCAATTGCTCCTATGGTTTCCAAGAGACCTGAACCACGTCCTAATCTGCTTGTATTCGAGCCACCTATTTCATTTGATAATTGAAAACGATCATACTCAAAGGAAATTGGAAGGGTAAGAAAAGAATCATTGTCATCCCACGATAATTCTAAATCGCCCATGCTGACTGGATAGGCGTTAATAAATTTTGTTTCTTGGAATTTGAACTCCAAGGAATCTGTTGTATAATGACGAACAGTAATGTCCATTGAATAGTCACTCTTATAACCAACCTCAAACGGTAATTGGTCGTCAATGTCTGAGTACATTCCGCCGGAGGTACCAAAATTGACTACAGTTTGCATCCACTGAACAAAGAAGGTGAGTATTTCGTGATTTGAATCGACCATGAAGATTGTATTCAAAGGTTCTTTATTCAACGTCGTAGGAAATGCTTTCTTTAATTGAGCTACCTTTATATCTTCCGCTGTTGAGATCGAAAGGCCAGGAACTGTAGCACTTTTACAAAAGAATGAAAAATCTCTAGCACCAATTTGTGATGTATTCTTTTTAGGTATATGAGATATTCTAAGCTCGAATAGAGATGCCTTTGCCGGACCACCGTGGCGATCGAATGCAGACTTGAAATTTGATATATTGAAAGGCATCTATTATCCTCGTATGATTCGTCTTGAATCGGCCCACACTTTCTGTTTAGAAGCCCCGACAAAATTCGCAGTTGGTAAAAATAATGCGGTATCCCATTCAGCAGGAGCAATTAAAAGAAACCTTGAAGCAAGTTGTGTAGACAGATAATGCTTTATTGTCGGTTTAAACTCTTTAAATTTTGCAGCCCCATTTAATATATCATATGAGATTTTTAATTTTGTCGAATCATCGTATTTTTTATTATTGGTTGCAGAATAAAGTGCATCCATTAATTTTGCTCTTAAAGCAGGTGGTAGATAATGTAGATTGATACCAAGAAAGCCACCCTTTGCCTTATTTATAGGAAAAACGAGAGGAAATTTATCATAGTATGGTAGAGTATCTTTATGTTTAGGATCATAGGCAAACGCATACATATTACCGTATACAATTCTACCCTTTGCTCGACCTGACTTGGTCAATTGAGATTCCATTTTCGACTGTGTGGCCTCACCTTTGCCAACCTTTTGTGCTTGCGCACGATACCATTCTCTGGCCTTTTTTGTTCTGCCCGGCGCTTGTCCCGCACGAATACCTTTTAATAATATTTCGTCGAATATTTGAGCCATTAATCCTCCCAGTCCGAGACTGTACAATTGTAAAGGTCTTCCAATGGGTTGACCAAGAATATTTGAAGTGTATCAGATGCAAGATAATTTACTGTCTTACATCTTACTGCGTCTGTATGACCTATCACAAAATCTCCGCCAGGTCTGAGTTCACACTTGGCGATACCGTCTAAGGGACTCCATTCTGGACAGATCGCATTTGCCTGGCGATATTCGTCCTTGGAACTCTTTGTCGGATCATCTAAAGACCACCATCGTCCCATGGCTGATTGAGGATATGATGTATTATATACTCGCCACAAAACAATTGGTTCCTGTGATGTGTTTTCATAAAAAATTGTATTGTTAATAGGCATATCCGTGCCACACAATTGATCGATAGATTCATGATCACCATGCGCCTGACACGAGGCCTTTGCCTGTGATTGTAACAACATCACTGCAATGAACAATAACTTAATCATTTAATCCCTAATTCCTTTTCAGTCCAGATCTGAAATTCCCAACCACGATCGGCACAGTAACTTCGTGCCGCTTTCCATTTAGCATCATTCACACCCCACGTTTTTACCTCATTTAAATATCTTCGTGAAAGGCGACCGGTTGGGGTTGCATTCTTCTTCTTTATATCTGGAGGTCTTGTCTGACCTGCCGGTTTAATCTCTATCATCAACGTGCCCATATTACCATCTCTTTTTCGCATGTGCACGATGACATCTGGGTAATATCGATGAATCTTTTTATCTATTGGTGACCGATAAGGAACTATAAGTTCTTCCGATTGCCACCAAATGACATCAGGGTGATCATCCACCAATCGAAAAAATTTTAATTCCCACAGTGACCTGTAAATAATACCCGTAGGATTCCCCTTGTATTTCGAGGGATTTTTAGGGCGGAACTTACCTTTGTATGCCATTTTTCAGTTTCGATATAAATAAAATGTAATTGCCTTAATATTTATATCAAACCAAGGAATCTCATATGCCTCGATCAGCAAGGCCAGAGCTCGCAATTCGCGAAAATAAAGAGAAGATGAAATCGGAGAGGCTTTCGTTTCCGACTACTCCGTATCCACACGGTATTCTTTTCATTTTCAAGCAATATGATTATAACGACCTTGATTCAAATTATCAAACTTTTTCTTCGCCCCAAGACTTACAATCCAACCAGACAAATGGGATCACTAACGCGAACAGTGCACAGATAAGCAAGACTTCTTCGATTGAATTGCCCTTTCCTACCGCGTTGTCTGATGATATCTCTGTAAGATTAGAAGGGTTTGAACAGAGTGGTTTTGTAGCTTCAATCGCAAAAGGAATCAAGAATTTCGGAGACTCGAGTGGTGGGACAATTGGTGATTCAATCAAAAATGCGGTGGGTGCTGGTGGCGATTTCGCGGGTAAGCTTGCAACCGGCATTCAAAACTTTGGCGGCATGGATTTTGCTAGTATGAAGGGAGGTGCATCTGAAGGTATGGGTAAGTTACAAGACATGATCAATAGTACCTTATCATCTCTTGGCAAGATTGACAATGCAACAGCAGCGGCCGCAACAAGATATGCATTACAACAATTTTTACCAATCCCTGGTGAGATGGGGAAAACAATAGATGCTGTCACCGGTAAGATAATCAACCCAAAAGAGACTCTGGCTTTTGGTGGTGTAGATCTGAAGTCACATGCATTTGAATGGACACTATATCCATCAAGTCCGGCTGACTCTGTGATGATTAAAAATATCGTAAATTTATTTAAGAGAAATGCATTGCCGACATTCCAGAGTGTCACCGGTATGCCCAGAGTCTTTTTAAATTATCCAAGCATCGTCGATGTGTCTTTAATTGGCATCGATGAAAGTTATTATCCAAGATTTAAGCCTTCTATGATCTCAAAGGTCGGTGTTGATTATGCAGGTGGTACTGATATGGCTATATTAAAGGGCGGGAAGCCCGTTGCGGTAACAATCAGTATTGAGATATCCGAACTCGGAATTCATACTGCTGAAGACTACGGCGCGGAGGCAAATGAAGTCATTGGGATCACGGATGGAGCGGAATAATGAAATACTTTAAAAATTTTCCTATTATAGAATATCAAGGTAGGCGTGTCAAGGACATTACACGACGAACTCAATTCGTAAAAGATATTTCGACCAATCCTTATCTACATCTGCCATATACGGTAAAAGAAGGTGAAAGACCCGAAGATATAGCTCAATATTATTATGGTTCCGTAGATTATATTTGGTTGGTATATTTGGCAAATGCTATTACTGACCCCTATCACGATTGGCCCAAAAGTCAAGATCAACTTCATGAGTATCTGATTGAGAAATATGCTGATATTGCTGATGCAGAAGGATACGAAATTCTTAATTGGCTCCGATCTGAAGATACCGAAGATAACATTGTTTATTATTATAGACCTGCAGGAGTCTAATAGATGGCCATTGAAGATATTATTTTAACCCCAGAATCTTTTCAGACGATTTATCTTCGTAAAGAAGACAGGGTAATCTTACGGACTGAAAAGGGTGCTAAGATTATTATTAAAAGAATCATTCCAGATGAGTGGGTTCCATATCGTTTGTACGATTATGAGTCGGATCTCAATAATAATAAAAAAGAAATTTTGCTTTTTAGTAACGAATATCTAGATCAATTAAACCGAGAGTTCAAAGAAAGTTTTAGTACATGAGCGACTTTAATCCTCAAAGTTGTAGGATTCTGAAAGCCGAATTGACACGATTCGACCAGAATTCTAGAGATATACTACCGTTGATTACTGAGGTCCACTTGAGTCAATCGGTGGATTCTGTGTCGTGGAAAGGAACTGTTACGGTACAAGATACAGCAGGCCTATTGGATAAATTCCCCTTGCGAGGTGAAGAAGAATTTCGTTTAGAACTTCAGGCAGATGACTTGGGTACAGTCAGAAGATTGGATGCTCAGATTTTTAGAATAAGTGATATAAGTCCTCTACCAAATACTAATGGTGCACAATATGTCTTGCACTTTTTATCAAAGCTCACATGGAGAGCAGCAAAAAGAAAGGTCATCAAGCCCTTTAATAATGTAACGGCAGCATTTGCTGTAGAAAAGATTTTCAAAGAATATTTTAGTGATATTGCTCCGGCCAAAGGCACTAATCAAAATGAAAATAAAGAGGTTCTTGCTTTTGATACAAAGAAATATGAACTAAAGCGAAATCAAGGTAGGGCATTTTACTTACAACCTTCAATCGGACAGATCAAGGCCGTTATACCAAATTATACACCGCAACGGGCGTTATCATTTTTATCTGCAAGAGCCTATAGTTCAAATTCTCTTTCTAGTTCTTATCGGTTCTTTGAGACACTCACTGGTTATTATTTTGTAACAGATGAGTTCTTAATGAAAAGAGGTGCAGATAATCCTCGGATGGTAAGCAAAATGGTTTATGGAAGTGATGTCACAAAAGAAGGTGACGATCCTTTAGGTCAAATTTCATCGATTCAAACCATGACGGATAACGTACGTGTTGATGCATCAGTGGATATGGGCTCTGGTGGCTACAAAAATAAATCCATAGAAATTAATATGCTAGAGAGAACAGTAAAAGAGATTTTGCATGACTATACAGCATTGGGTGATTATACAACATCAGATGGAAAGAAAAGAAAGATAACTGATGATATACATACCAAAGAATATATGGATGAAACCTTCACCGAAGAGAATGCACCTAGATTTATAGTGTTTAAAGATTATCGTGATGCGTCCAATGCAAACCCAGGTGTGTTACGGGGAGATCAATACTATTCTCAATCTTATGCTAACAGATTATCTCACAGCCATCATATGAGAGCAACTCAATTATCAGCCACAACATCCGGTAGATTAGATATCGAACCGGGGGCAATTATCAATGTGTTGGCAAATTCGTTTGATGCAGAATCTAATCAAACATTAAATGAAAAGTTATCTGGTAACTATCTTGTGTTGTCGACTTCGCACGACATCGTAGGATCTCAATTATCCACTGGAATGGTCATGGTCAAGTATGGTTGAAAGAGGCGTTGGAATAAGAGACCCACTCTTTTTTATTGGAGTGGTAGAAAATAACGACGATCCTCAACTTGAAGGAAGGGTCAAGGTTCGTGCATTCTCAGTTCATGGTAATAATCGACAAATCCCGACTCAAGATTTGCCGTGGGCTGTTGTTGCCTCTGGGTCTTATGATCTTAGCCAACCACCACCTCCATTAAATTCATTTGTCTATGGCATGTTTTTGGATGGTCGTGACGCTCAGACTCCATTGGTATTGGGTCTGATTCCAGGTCAGTATTTAAAAGATGGCTTAGATCCAGAGAAAAATGGGTGGGGTGTCATACCTCATCGCAATGGAGATGAATTGTCAAAAGGGTCGAGGCCCCGAGATGTTGGCCAACCTTCTATGTCTCGTCTTGCTAGAGGCGAATATATTGACCAGACATATGTTTTGGGTCAAGAACTAGGGCGCTTGGAAGACCAAAAGATTGCTGGCACTAAAGACGAAAGTGACATGGAATCAAAACACGAGACGTGGTCTGAACCCTCAACAGCATATAATGCCCAGTATCCTCACAATAAAGTAATCGAAACAGCCCATCATTCAATTGAGTTGGATGATACGCCAGACGGCGAACGGATTATGATCCACCATAAATCTGGTTCATTTGTTCAGATCGATTCTGTTGGTACAGTTACTCAGAAGGCGGTAGGTGATCGTTTTGATGTGACAGATGGAAGTCATCACCAGGCAACAGGTGACGGATGTAACCACTACGTGACGATCGGTGGCAATGCTCATGTGTATGTTAAGGGTAATAAGACAGAAGAAATCGAAGGTGATTATCGATTGATCGTCAGAGGTAATGCTGAATTTGGTGTTGGATCTGCAATGTATCTGAACGCCGAGATGTTAGAAGCTCGAGGTGGTGATGTCAAGATTGAAGCCAAATCGACTGCATCTCTGAAAGCTGTTAAAGAATTATTTCTTGGTGCTTCCGGTTTCACTCCGGGTGTGCCAAGTCTCACTGGTGCTCCTGGCCCAGACGGCGGTGACATTAAGATCACAGGGAACAAGGTTTTCACCACTGGCTATTATAGTGTAGAGTCATTCAGTGGTTTATTTACTAAAATAACGTCTATCATTGATACCCATATGACTGGTAGCAATCTATTCATAGGCATGACCGGGGCAATACCTTCTTTCACTCCAGTACTTGGTTTGCCAATAGGAACACCACCACTGAATGCCCCAGGCATTACACAAGGTATCAATGTTCTTTCGGGTGTCAAAACAAATATAAGCACAGGTGGAACCTTATCATTCAATGTGGGCGGTACTAGTTCTATTAATACAGGTGGCGCCATGTCAATTAAGACTGGTGGCGTGATGGACTTCTCGGTTGGTGGTGCAATGAATTTATTGGCTGGAGCAGCCTTTAGTGCTACCGCAGGAGCCGCAATGAATCTTTCTGCTGGAGGGATAACGAACCTTGATGGATCAATTGTGAATATTGGCATGGGAGCATCTCCGGCTGTCCCCACTTTCATTCCACTCGATGTGCCTGGTATTAGTATCCTAGGTTTACCATCTCTTGATGCTGTATCTGTTACAATGCCAGAGCCTCCGGGCAAATCTACTTCAATTATAGATCGTGCGATCTGCGGATCTAGAAATCAGGCAGGCTTTACTGCTGCGTTGGGAGATTAAAGATGGAAATATGTGCTGACGATACAAATATAACCCTACAGAATAAACTGGCTGCGCCTACTGGCCCGACAATTAACAGTAGGGGTAATTATACCTTCAGACAAATTCAAGCTTTCTCTGATGCATTAGAGCAAAATATAATAGATGAAGCAGATTCGAACCCTATCTCGATAGCATCAAGGAAATACGGAGAAACATTCAACGAAGGTCAGCAAAATCTAAATTCATTCCTTCGTTCGTGTAATCCGGTATTATACCCCGAATTATGCAAACGACTTGATTCCGGCCCGATTTCTTCATTAGAATATGCATCATTTCTAACTGATTATAATCTAACTCCGATAGACTGTATTAATAAGGCATCACAAGATCAATCTGGTTTATTAGGTAACTTGAATTCTTATTATCAAGGTTCTTTCGCACAAAGTTCTTTGGGTGGTTTGTGTGCTCAGATGCCGGCCTTCTTTGCACAAATCCAAGGTTTCTTTACACTTATAGGTACAGCAGAAGGTCTCATTAAAGATGCATTGGAATTTCTGACCAAGGTCCGAGATTTGGATGATATAATTAAAGCGGCAATCCAGAAGGCTACTGTCAAGGCTTTGATCGAAAAGCTTAAAAAACAGTTGATTGAAGGTATGATGAAGGCGTTTGATGAAATCCGAAGTGCAATCGAAAACTTTAATATCGAAAGTGTCATCGGTGATGTCTCTACCTTTATCAATGAACAGATTGTCAAAAAAATAATGACGCAAAAAGAAAGAATGTGTTTATTTTTTAATGACGAGAATAAGAAGAAAATATCAGATAAATTCAAAGCATTGATCGATTATGCTGTTGGTCTATTCGAAAATCCTAATATTGAAGAATTATTCTATCTGATTTCTCGTTTTTGTGCATTTGTTTTCAACATAGAGGCGTTGATGAACCAAATCAAGGGACCCCTTGACAACTTTGCAAATAAATATTCTAATATAGCAAATAGACTTAAGATTATTTCTAACATCAATACATCTTCTGCCATTCAAGGTGGTGGTGTTCGAATGTCTGAAGAAACGATGAAAGAGGAAACTGAAAAGCTAGAGAGAAAATTCACACCTGAAAATGGTAAGGCAATCACCCCGACTGGGGAAGATCCTATAAATGTGAAGAGAATAACAATAGCTGAGTATTCGTCTCTACCGAGCTGTAAAGCAGTAAAACAAGGTACAGATGGAACCATAGGTATTTCGGGCGATTGGGTATCAGACGAAGATTGTGGGCTAGAAGGGTACGTAAATATAGATCTTGATGTAAAGGTCTATCTGGTGAGACTTTCGAAAGAACTTGGTTCTAAGCTCGAAATTACATCAGGATATCGAACCCAACAATATAATAAAAAGATTGAAGCATCACCGGAATCGACACATATGAGTGGTAAGGTTGTAGATATCAAAGCAATCGGTGACGATGAACAGACATTTACAAATTTAGCTTATAAAGTTGGATTTAAACACGTGCGATTCTTAGATTCGGGTGATATACATCTCGATGCGAGACGGAGACCAAGTTAATGCCTACAGCAATAGACTTATTTACGCCACAGACAAAGAAGGTAAATCTATATTCTGATTTCAGAAAAGATTTGCTTACAAGTCCTCTGTCCGAAGATATCGTAATGTTAAGGGACGAAGACGCAGTAAAAGAGTCAATCAAGAATCTGTTGCTGACAGATCCGGGCGAGCGGCCCATGCAACCATTTCTTGGTGGTGGTATTCGTGAAATGCTGTTCGAGAATATGTCTCCAGCCACATTGAAGTTAATTAAAAATAAAGTACAAACAACAATTGAAGTATATGAACCCAGAGCAGAATTGATTGATATTTCAGTATCTTCTCAGATAGATGATAATGTCGTAAGTGTCCAAGTGACATTTTATATTCGAAACAGACAACAGCCAATCACACTAGATGTGATTTTAGAAAGGATTAGATAAAATGGCAGAGGTAAAAACTCCCATAACGGAACTAGATTTTGATGGTATCAAAACACAATTAAAAACATACCTTCAAACACAGACGCAGTTCAAAGACTATAATTTCGAAGGTTCGAATTTAAGTGCGTTGCTTGATGTCTTATCGTATAATACGTTTATGAATAACTTTTATACGAACATGGCAATCAATGAAATGTTTCTCGATACTGCCTCTCTTAAAAATTCCCTTGTCTCTCACGCCAAAGAACTCAATTATTTACCTCGGTCTAGAAAGTCTGCAAGAGCCGAAGTGATTGTCACAATCACAAAGGAAGATGAAATAGCACAGACAATCACCATCCCAGAATATTCTGTTTTTAATGCAACATACTTGGGAGATTCATTTGCGTTTGTGACAGATGAGGCGTATATTGCCAAACGAATAGCTGTTGGTGTTTATCAGACAGATGTGATCACGATCTTCGAAGGCCAGATGCTAGAGAGCTTCCAGAGGGAAGGCTTCATCGTAGATGCAGATGGTGTTCTCAGGGTAGCACTTTCTAATGATAATCTCGATACTGATTCATTGGTTGTATATGTTGACGCAGAAGCGACAGATAATCAGAATATCTTTACATATGCCAAAGACATCTATGGCGTTGCGCCTCTAGACAAAGTGTTTTATGTAGAACCATACTTCGACGATCGGTATTCCGTATATTTTGGTGCCAATGAATTTGGTTTACAGCCAGAAGAATTCGAAGATGTTCGTGTCCGATATAGAATTTGTTCTGGTGCGGAAGGTAATAATATCACTAACTTCACTGCTAATTTTATTGAGAATGCATCCATCTCTGTTGAAACTATAACTCCATCCTTGGGTGGAGAAGAACGCGAAGGCCTGGAATCAATTAGATTCAATGCTCCGAAGTCAATTCAGATTCAAGAAAGAGCCATTACAACAAAGGATTATGAGATACTTTTAAAACAAAGATTTCCAGAAATCACTTCTGTGTCTGTGTATGGTGGTGATGAATTAGATCCGCCTCAATTTGGTAAGGTAGCAATTTCTGTCTATCTCACAGACGACACGACAAGTATTTCTCAGACCTTGGCGAACTCTTATATCGAATATCTTTCTGATCGTAGTCCATTGTCTATCGAACCTATCTTTGTCCAAACACAGTTCGTCTATGCAGATCTTTATATTGATATTTCATATACAGGCAAACAAACATCTAAGTCTGCTAGTGAATTAGAAGCTCTGATCCGTACAGCAATTGGTAAATACTCAGATGATAGTCTAGAAGATTTTAATAAGACACTTCGTATATCTCGACTGTCTAATTCTATCGATAATGTCGATACAGCAATACAAAGTACAAGTATTAAGTTACGGCCCATCATTGAATATGCTCCTGCATTAAATGTTAAAGGTAATCCTCGATTCCAATTTAATGCCTCATTGATTCGACCATACGCATTTAGAGAAACAAACGGTTTCACTGGCTACAAGCCTGCGATTGTCAGTAGCCCCTTTGATCTAAATGATATATGTGTTTATATACAAGATGATGGTCTTGGTAACATTCAAATAGTAACAGACGATGACAATAATCAACAGGTAATCAAACCAAATGCAGGTACGGTCGACTATGATACTGGTGAAGTAAGACTTGTTGATTTTGTGGTCCAGAAATTTGACGGTTCCGGTATTAAGATATTCGCAAATACCGTGGATCAAGATGTTACGGCACCGAAAGGCAGAATATTCATCATTAGAGATACTGATGTCGTAATCAATATGAATTTGGCAGAACAAAAAACTGCTACAGTAGATACGTCGAAAAATTATACTTAAGGTAATTAAAGATGGTAGGTGTCGTAGATAAAAATGTATCGCTGTTTATAAAGCAGCAATTTCCTGCTGTCTATCAAGAAAGCGGAGCAGAATTAATAGCTCTTACAGAAGAATATTATAAGTGGCTTGAGAGCACTACAAATCAATCGATATATGTGTCACGAAGATTTTTTGAATATCGTGATATTGCAACTACTCTCGATTCCATGCTTGTACACTTCAAAAACAAATATATGGCTGACCTGCCATATAATGAAGCCACAATTAAAATTCTAGTCAGAAATATATTAGATCTTTATAGAAGAAAAGGAACGCCTGAAGGCATCGAAGTATTCTTTAGAATGTTCTACAATAAAGACGTAGAAATTTCATATCCAGCATCACAGATGATGAAAATATCTGATTCTAAATGGAAGACAGGTAATTATCTACAATTATTTCCTAATAATAACACTTTTATTTCGGCCAGTGGTAAAAAATACAATTACGAAGCACTGCTCTCTCGAAACATTAGAGGGTCATTTAGTGACGCCAAGGCTGCCGTTGATAAAATCAATACGATTCTACTCAATGGCGAATTTGTGCCCATCATCTATATCGATGACGTGAAAGGATCCTTCGAAAAATATGATGAGCTAATCACTGTTGTCGATGGTGAACAAATCGGGTTCGGTTTCGTAGACGGGTCAATGAATGAAATTGAAATCGATTTAGATTTCTTCGGCACGGTAGGAAATGAAATTGGTGATCTATATGAAGTTAGATCAATATCAGGGGTTGGTGGTGCAGCAGTCGCGACACAGATTTCAGAAGAATTTGACGGGCAGATTAAATACACCCTTAGAGATGGTGGGTGGGGCTATACGATAGAGAATACTAGATTATTATCATCGAATCAATTAATTCTTTTAACCAATCCAGATAAGATCTTCAACAACTATGAAAGATTGACAGATGCAGCTGGAACCTCTGGTATTGTTACTGGACAGACAGAATCTCTTGTCGCAGTAAGAATAGATACTGGAACCACATTTAGCGCAGCGAGCGCGATTTCTACTGTAGATCGTGCTGCAAACTTTCAATTAGCGCCGGTTGGTTTCTCTACATATAATGCTTCTGGACCTGGTGATCTATTTCCAGACACCGACGATCCCCTTGATGTAAAGGTCGATGCATTAACTAATATAGAAACTGTAAATCTAATTGCTGATGTTATTACTCCATACGTTGCTGTTACCTTGAATGCTTCTGACTACGGACTTGTCGACCCAATGTCGGGAACAGCATCACCCGTAAATTTAAGTACTCCATTAAATCAAGCATTCGATCTCACAGAATTCAACATTGGTACCATTGTAGATTTTGCCAACGTTGATCCCGGCACCGGTTATGTCAATGATGTTTTCTCTTTGGTACAAGATCGTGTGTTTGCTGGATTTGGTCGACGAGATCAGAATATTATTTTAGACGAACCCACAGAGGTATTTGACTTTAAAGTTGGTGAAATCATCACAGAGGTCGCCACTGGCAAGACTGGTATAGTTCGCGAGGTCAATGCTGCCGGATATCTTGTCATAACTCCTTATACCTATTATGGGTTTCAGTCTAGTGTGTATAATATATTAAGAGGTGGTCAGGTAGAATATGCAACAGTTTCATCTGAGACGAATTATACCACAGAACTTCTAGGCCAGAATGCTGAGGTGGCATCTCCGGTTTCGTTTGAGATAGGTACTGTAGAAAAAGTATCTGTATTCAGCTCTGGATTTGGATATCCAAATGGAATTCGTGTGGAACTAATTGATACATCTGGAAATGTTGCTGCTGAAGGTGTTGTTACGGCAACAACTCAGGGAACGAATTCTGGCTACTGGTCTTCATTCAATTCTCATTTGAATGGATATCAAGAATCTGAGCTAGGGGCACTTTCATATTACGACAGTAAGCAAAGAGTGCAGGATAGCGATTACTTCCAAGAGTATTCCTATGAATTGAAATCTATGGTCAATCCAAAAGATTACATACCAGCATTAAAAGAAAGTGTACATTTGGCCGGCACAAAGGTATTTAATCAATTTTTGTTCAAGACCAAGGCTGGCATTACACTTAGTCATAGATTTATTCGATTCTTTAATGATGATGGCACAGGCTCGATATTAGATACACAGCCTCTCGATGAAATCACTACAGATATTTTAAACTTTACTGTAGATTCAGATGAACTTACATCAGACAATGTACCATCATAATAAATAACTAATACAAAAATTTTTGGAGAACACATGGCAAAGGATACCATAAATGTAGGCGCGGTCCCCAATGATGGGACAGGTGATCCTATTCGCACGGCCATGCAGTATGTTAATAGTAACTTCACAGAAATCTATACTGCGCTTGGACCAGACGGTGATAATGTTGTAAATATTGTAAATTCTGGTGGTGAGATTGAATTACTGAATACCGCCAATAAAATTTCTTTTCTTTATGACACGGAAGCCGAGGTTCTCGCATTAAATACTGGCACCCACCACGGGGTAATAGCACACGCACATGATACCGGTGCTCTCTATTACTGCCATGGAGCATGGCGAAAAGTGTTGACAGATACTTCTGGAGGCGCAGTAACAAATTATACTGATCCTTTGAGTGCATATGTATATGGCGATAATATCACAAATCTTGAAGTTGCCGATTATGTTCTTAAAACAAATAACGATGGGACATATACCTGGGTTGCAAATGCCGGTGGTGGTGGTGCAACAAACCTTGCAGATTTGTCAGATGTTACAATTAGTTCTGCTTCTAATGGTCAGGTATTAAAATATAATGGTTCTGTTTGGACCAACCTAACGGACGCCACAGGAGGTGGTGGGGGTACTTTACTCGACCTTACCGATACCCCAGCATCATACGGGACCGCTGGTCAGGCACTTGTAGTTAACTCTGGTGCTGACGGCTTGGAATTCACCACAATTTCTGGTGGTGGCGGTACACTCGACGGTCTTACCGATACAGACATATCGAATGTCCAAACGAATCAGATATTACAATGGAATGGTAATGATTGGGCAAATTTTGCTCTTAGTCCAAGTTTTGCTTCAATCTCAGATCAGCCTGCTTCACAATCAGATCAAGTGATATTTGAAAATATTTGGAAAAATGCATCAACTGTATTAACAGTGACAGCTAATGGTTCTACTGCTTATCGGTTTGATCAATACGGAACTACTGATAATCCAACAATTTATGTGAAAGCCGGCACAACAGTCGGATTCGATTTGACTTATGACTCTGGTGGTACCCATCCATTTAAAATCCAGACTACTGGCGGTTCAGACATATCAGATGGTATTTTCGAACTGACAAGTGGTAATGTATATACTGATTTCTCCGGCGGTGGTGCTTACGGTGGAACTCTCTATTGGAAGGTTCCCGCCAATCTATCAGGAAACTTCCAATATATTTGTACTGCTCACGGTGCCATGTTGGGAACAATTACTGTTGAAGCTGCCGCAGGTGGCGGAGGTGGTGGCAGTGCCTCAAGAAACACTGAAGCACAAACAACTGCTTCTATTGCAAATGGCGCATCCGGTAATATTGAATTTACTACCATTGGCAAATCCTACTCACTCTATAAAATACAATCTAACGGTGCGGCTTGGGTTCGAATATACTCGGATACTGCTTCTAGGACTGCTGATGCAGGTAGAACACAGGGCCAAGATCCTGCTGAAGGTTCTGGTGTGATTGCAGAAGGTATATTCACGGGCTCTGGTACGCTTAGAGTAACACCAGCCGTAATGGGTTGGTTAGATAATTCAGAATCGAATGTTCCTGTTGCAGTACAGAATAATACTGGATCAACTGGAACAGTTCAGGTAACACTCACCGCGTTAACCCTAGAGACATAATATGGCTGATAAGCTAAGACATGAGGTATATCTGGCAGAAGGTGTTGATAAAGACGCCTTTATTGCAGAAATTAGTTCTTCTTATGATATTGCTAGCACATTGCAATATATACCTCGTTGTCTTCTTATCGACTTGACAGAAGACGAAGTCGCAGTTTTAGATGCAGATCCTCGGGTGCAACAAACCGATTATATTTTTAGAGAAGAGAGGCAAGTAGCAGTCCACGGTTATAATGAAATTAATCAATCAAAGAAGCCAACCGTAGATCAACAAACTAACTGGAATACGGTAGATGGTACTGATTATATTTCTAGTTTTATAGTCAATTCTGCAGGAATAGATACGTCAACAGTCACTGCATCGGGCCAAACGGTTGGAGTATTTTTCAGTGGAGCTCTGGCTGGTGGAGATCAGGAAGACGGTATCGCAACCTCAAATGTTAGTGTAAAACAAAGTTTTGATGGCTCTACTGTTGATTTGGTAATTCTCGAACCCGCTGGCAATGATAATAATACACTGATTTCATCTCTCAACACTCATCCTAATTTTTTGAAACCAAGTGATAGTAGTTTCAAAATTATTCCAATGGATTGGTCCAATTATGATGGGTCATTGACATCTGCAGATAATAATCAGATATCTAATACATGGTATGTTCATGAACATGCTGTTTCTTCTGCTATGGCTGCAGCAGGAACTTATACTGGTTGGGCAAAAAATTCTGAATGCCGATTACTTTATCTTGGTAGTGGTGTTTCAGGCACAGTCGCTTCAATCAACGCTGCAATAGCTTGGCACCTTACCAAACCAGTCAATTCGAATACTGGAAGAAGAAATGCCACTATTATCAATAATTCTTGGGGATATCTTTCCAGCGACGAATTTCAATACTATGTTCCGGTTGATCTAGTTACACAATTTGTCTGGTATGATGCAGACAACAATCAAACAACAGTGAATAGGCCCGGCGGCGGTTGGGCCAATGACTTCACAGAATTCCACAATGGAGGTTTTACACTGTGGCAGGTTGAAAATCCTAATAGTCCGGGTAATTATACTTGGTGTATAAAAGTAGGCCAGAAAACACGACAATCGCTTTCATACGATGAGGCTTGGGATCAATTAAATGATTATGATGGTATATACAACTTCTTTGCAGCGGGCAATGCACCAAACGCAGTCAGAGCAGACGACTCGCATCCGCAATGGAATAATCAGGTATTTACAGAAGCTGGAGACATATATTCTATTTCATGGCTCGGAGCCTCCGGTTATCACAATGAAGACCTTTCAGTAGAAAATCGAGCAACTAGTAGCGCATTTTATCCGAATCGAGATGGTTGGAACCACGAAACAGCAATACAGGTAGGCGGCGCGATGAATTCAGGCCTTCACAAAACATTTACCGAAAGTTCCAGCACTGGCCATCTTATCACCACAACAGCTCATTCGACACGCGTATACAATTCGACACCACTATATGGCTATGCAGAATCCGATGTAAATGGATATTCATGGAGTTTGTACAGTGGCACCAGTTGCGCAGCGCCAAGTGTTGCTGGAGGTTCTGCTTTACTAATAGAATATTTTTACAATAAAAGGGGCAGATGGCCAACAATAGCAGAGCTTAGAAATCTCATAAAAGAAGCACAGGATTCTGTAGATTATAATACACTCGTTGAACCTATCTTTTCCGGTACGGGCCAACCTTATGATTGGTCATCTGCTGGTAGTGCCGGTACCTTGCAGACGGCAATCAGTAATCAACTAGAAAGTAACTCAGGAATTAGTCTAGCCAACGTCGCTACCCGCGTCGATCGCGTAAGGGCATCGCCTGGTGGTGCCAATAGCAACCCTGGTGAGGATTTTATATTTTGTAACACAAGTCAGGCCTATTATGCTTCTCTTATTAAAAAAAGATTTGCTCTCCCGTGGCGTTATAGG